CCCCCCTTAAGGGGTGTCACTGCTACTAGTTTACCAGGCTAGAAGCCGCCTTTGGCGCCATACTGGAGACCCACAATATAACATATGAACATAAAGGAGAAACCTCCTGTCGGTAAAAACAAACGTCCTAAAATAAAAAGAAACTCATTTAGAAATCTAAACAAGTCCCAAAATATCTTAAAACAGTTTGAAACCTTCAAGGAATTTTCCATTAGTTCACTTGAGTGGCTCGCAAATACGGTAAATTTACCGTATTCGGAAACCACACTTATATTACGGGTAGCTAATAAGATCCTGAATATATTTGAAAGCCGCGGTAAAACCGAGGTGATCAGATATACAAAGGACTTGCGGTTAAAATTTACGAAGACAGTCTTAAAAACCTGTCCCGTAGAATTTAACTTCAAGAGTCAGTCAAAATCTTTTCCAAAATATTGGAAGGCTGTACTATCGCAGTTAGAGTCTGGAAAGAACACCAATTTTATTAGGTGCCTTTTCTCAACTCTTTACTTAACGAGAAGTATCAGATTAGATGGCGAGATATCTTTCGAATCCATAACAAAAGAGTCCACACATAGTGTGGTTGCTCACTGTCAAGATTCAGATATCAAGTCATTCCTTCAAGATATTGGAATTAATCCTGTTCATTTTGGGAGAGTCCCTAAAGCTTTAAGCTTTAAGGAATTCCATATGACTTCTAAGAGTGGTCCAAACGGGCATGCCCTATGGACATCTTATAAAGATTTATCCGCACTAACTCCTGAACAGCGAGACGCTATAAGCGTCGTCGCCGGTGGGAAGTTAAGCGATCTAATGAACAAGTTTGCAAACCTTTACGAACGAATTCCTACTTTCTTCGATGAAAGGACAACCCGAAAGGGATTGCCTCAATCAAGGAGAATTTCGAAAATCGTTGATAAAGAAGGCAAAATTAGGGAGGTAGCTATAGGTGATTATTATTCTCAAGCAGCATTGCTGCCTTTGCATAATTATCTCTACCGCATCCTCTCTAATATTAATCAAGACTGTACCTCCGACCAAACAAAACTCTTCTATAATCTTGAATGTTCTATTAAGAACTCATATCACAGTGTGGACCTAAAGGCCTTTACGGATAGGTTCCCAATTGAGATAAACAAGAGGATATTAGAAGTTTGGTTTGGAACGCAATATGCAGATGCGTGAAAACAACTTATGGTTGGTCAACCCTTTAGGTATAAGGAGCAAGACATTGTCTATGCGACCGGAAACCCAATGGGCCTTTACTCATCGTTTAACTCAACAGCTTTATCC